GCAGCGTCGAGCGTCCACGCAACCCTCTACCCGCTCTCCACCACGAACACCCCGTTCCCGGTGATCGTGAAATCGGTGAACGCGGCCACGTCAACCACGAACCCGAGCTTCTGGATCTCAGCGCTCATGTTCGGCTACAAGCCCATCGACGGTTCGGTGGGCGACGCGTCGACCATGGACGTCGAGTTCCGTAACGCGAGCCAGACCGGAATGATCGTCAGCAACACGTAAGGCAGAAAGGACAAACACACATGGCAGAAACCAAGACAGAGAAGCCGCCGGCCGAGAGCAGCGGCGACGACCTCGTCGCTCAGGGCGTGGTCGGCACCGACGGGAACGTCTCGATCTCGTCGGGGGCGGAGATGCCTCCGGACGAGCCGGGCCACAAGGGCGCGGAGATCAACGCCGGCGAGACCCCGTTCGACCCGAACGCCGCCCGCCGCCACGCGGAGGGAAGGCGGCCGGGGATGCAGGACTCGGAGCGGTTCCAGCCGGCACACTGGACGCAGCCTCTGGATGCGACCGTGGTGCTGGAGCAGGAGGTCGAGCAGCTCGAGGGCGAGCTGAAGGCCGCCAAGGAACGTCTCGCCGAAGCGAAGAAGGCGTAGGCGAAACAGTGGGCGGGAGGGACTCTCCGGTTGACCGGGGGATTCCTCCCGCCTTGCGCCGGTATCCGAAGTTCAGCCCACCTGGAGGCCCGATGACCGACGAGCAGAGAGCGGCGAAGATCACGGCGCTGGTCGAGGAGCGCCGCGGTTACGTGTTGTGCGGCGACACAGACCATGTGGCCGCGGTGGACGCCGAGTTGCGCCGGCTGGGCGCTGAGGGCGCACCAGCTGTGGCGAAGGCGGCAAAGCGATGAGTTACGCATCTGACCCTGGCGGTGTCTTCGAGTCGGACACCCACCGTCGCACCCTCGCTCATCTACCGCCTCCCGACGACCCCCCGATCAGCCTTTTCGACCCGTACCACCCGAGGCCGAGCCGAGGCAGCCTCTTCCACCGGATGAGCCCCGACGTCGGGACCGACTTCGGCGACGAGGACGAGCTCGGGGACGTTCTGTCGGATCTGAAGGCGGACGGGTACGCGGCGGAGAAGGGCGACGGATGGAAGCAGACGAAGAAGGGGCACGACGCGCTGAACGCGCCGGTGCCGGAACAGGAGTGACCGATGGCTAGCTTCAGCGACTACTGGGAGTTGGCGGTCCTGGACGGCACGTTCGGCGACCCGACGACCCCCACCATCACCGCGCCGGTCTATCTGGCGCTCTGCACGTCCGTCCCCGATGACACGAAGACCGGATCGACGATCGTCGAGGCGAACTACACCGGCTACGCGCGCAAAAGCATCGCGGCGGCGGACATGTCGGCGGCCGCGGCGGGGTCGAAGACGAACTCGAACGCGATCACGTTCGCTGCGTGCACGAGCGGGTCGTCGACGATCATCGGGTGGGCGATCTGCGACGCGTCCTCGGCCGGGAACATGCTGTGCTGGGGGACAGCCACGTCGACGGTGATCTCGACCACCCAGACGCCGGCAACGGTCGCCGTGGGCGGCCTCGTGGTGACCCTCGATTAGATGGCGTTCGACGCGATCCAGGCCACGGTCAAAGCGATCTTCGCGTGAGCCTCTAGATGCCCGGCATCGACGCCCAAACCGTCCTCTGCCTCCACGCCGACGGGACGAACGGCTCCACATCGTTCCCCGACTCGTCCCAGTACACCCACACTGTTACGGCAAACGGGAACGCCCAAGTTTCGACAGCGCAGTCGCAGTTCGGCGGAGCATCAGCCCTCTTCGACGGAACCGGCGACTACCTCAGCCTCGACGGCAGCACCGACTTCGCGTTCGGCACAGGCGACTACACCGTCGACTTCTGGGTCAGAGTCGCCGCGCTCCCAGCACCCGCCCACGTCTACGACGCCCGACCCCCAAGCACCCTCGGCGCATACCTCGCCATCTACATCTGGAACGCCGACGGGTTCGTCCACGTAACCAACGGAACAACTGACATCGCCGGAACGACGAACACCAACTCCGCCACCTGGATTCATGTGGCCGTCACCCGTGCCGGCACCACACGACGACTGTTCATCAACGGAACCCAGGAAGCGATCGACAGCTCCGACAGCGTCAACCTCCTCAACCCGGCCGGACGCCCCTGGTTCGGCGGCAAGAGCTACGGCGGTGACGGCGGCCTCGAGTCTCTCACCGGCTCGCTGGACGAATTCCGTATCTCGAAGGGGGTCGCCCGGTGGACGAGCAACTTCACGCCGCCGACCGCCCCGTATGACGCTGTGACCGCAACACCACCCTCACGCTCACCGCTTCCGATCATGGCTAACGGAAGGATCTAACGTGGCACGCCAGTACCTCGCCGACGGCCCGTACATTGACCCGCCCGTCACATCCGCGCTCGCAGCGAACGCGGCAACGACAGCCGTGTCGATGTGGGACGGGTTGGTGTTCACGCCGCTGTTCGCGAACGACGCGAAGGCCGGCAAAATCTATGTGATCGAGGCTGGCGGGTTGATCACGACCGCTGCCACGGGCGCGCTGACAATCGCGCCGGGTCTCGGCACATCGTCTCCGGGCACGACTCTGGGGAGCTCGATCGCGCAGACGGTTCCCGCGACTTCCCTGTCCGGCGCGTGGTTCCTTCGGAGCGTCTGGACGGTTCTCACGATCTCACCCACCCAGGGTGCAAACTCGACGATCATCGGCGAAGGAATCTTTGTCTCCGGAGGTGTCGCCGCCACGGCGAACTCCGGGCTCCAGGTTCCCTTCGGCGGCACATCCTGCGTGTTCGATCCTCGCGTCAACAACTTCTTCACGTTCCAGAAGACGCTGAGCGTGGCCGGGTCGTTCACGACCCACTTCGCCTACATCCACTCGTTCAACTAGATGCCGTTCAGCCTCAACCTTCCAGGGCCGGGCCCGCAGCTAGCGTTCCATCCCCTTGGGGGGGACGCGGGCGCGATCCCGGCGGCCGTTCCGCTTGATGTCTGTCCGGCTGTAGCGTCAGCGACGCTCTCGCTCTCGGCTCAGACGCAGATCCCGCTCGCCTCAAGTGGGGCGGTGTCGTCGGCGACGGTCGTGCTGACAGCGGCGACGCAGGTTCCGCTCGGGACGGCCGCGGCTGCTTCAAACGCAACGCTGTCGGTTACCGCCCGGACGGCGGTGCCGCTCGGCTCGAGCGCCGCCATCTCGTCGGCGACGCTGGCGGTCAGCGCTCCGACACAGATTCCTCTTGGGACGTCCGCTGCGGTGTGCTCGCCGACACTTGTCCTTTCGGCGCAGACGCAGGTTCCGCTCGCCGCTAGCGCAGCCGTGTGCGCGCCGACGCTCGCGCTGTCAGCGCAGACACAGATCATCCTCGCGTCGAGCGGAGCGCAGTCCGCCGCGTTACTCGTTCTGGTGATCCCGGTCACCGTGCCGCTCGGGGCGAGCTCGGCCTCCTCGACCACGACACTCTCTGTATCCGCGCAGACGCAGGTGCCGCTAGCGGCTTCGGCAGCAGTCTCGGCCGCGGCCGCGGCTCTTTCGGCCACGACGCAGATCCCGCTCAACCCGAGTGTCAGCGTGGCGACCGGCTCGCTCGCCGTCACCGCCCAAACCCAGATCATCCTCGGCACAGCGGCGGCACAGTCGGCCGCCACACTCGCCCTCTCACCCGGCGGCGTAACCATTTCGCTCGGCACGGCCGCCGCAGTGTCAACCTCCACCCTCGCGGTTGCTGCGCCGACACAGATCCCGCTCGGCACGTCGGCCACCACATCCACCGGGACGCTCGCGCTCGCCGCGCAGACACGGATCCCGCTGAACCCAGCCGCAGCAGTGTCCGCCACGCTGCTCGACATCACCGCCGGCGGCGTCGTCACCACCGTCGTGTTCTTCGGCCGCGTCCACCCCGGAGGCGGCCAAGGGGCAGGGAGTCCAGCCGGCGGGATCGGACACGGCCACCCGCTCGGGGGCATCACAGTCGGCACCCCCGGTGGAGGGATCGGCGCAGGGTCTCCTGGTGGCGGCATCGGCCGGGGCGCACCGGTCCTGGTGGGTGCGTTCTCCGACGGTTCGCCCGCCGGCGGGACAGGTATTGGCACGCCCGTCGAACCTGGACGCTACGACCCGCCTAACCCGGAGCAGACATGAGCGAAATCCCCATCTGGTTCGTCGGTAATCGAAATCCGAGCATCACCGAGACGATCACGACCGCGGACGGCACACCCGTGGATCTCTCATCCGCGACCGTCACGTTCAAGATGCGCGCGCTCAACTCGAGCACGCTCAAAGTCAACACCGGCGCAAGCATCGTCAGCGCACCAGCCGGCACCGTCCGCTACGACTGGGCTGCGCTCGACGTCGACACCGCCGGCCAGTACCTGGTCTGGTGGACGGTCACCCAGGGCGGCAAAACCCAGGATCTCTCCGAGGCGCTCATCGAGTTCCGCGCCCACCAGCCCGCAACCCAGTCCGCCTACGTCGAGCTCGAGCAGTTCAAGGACACGCTCGAGCTGACCGGCGAGTCGTTCGCCGACCAGGACATCCAGTCCGCGCTGTCGTCGGCGAGCCGTGTGATCGACCGGCTCTGCGGCCAACGCTTCTACACCACCAGCATCGACGAGACCCGCTACTTCGACGCAACCGGCGACCGAGTACGGGTCGGCGCGTTGCAGGCGGTCACATCCCTCGCCGGAGACCCGAATGGCGACGGGTCGTTCCTCGACACCTGGGCGACCACCGACTACACCCTCTACCCGATCAACGCGACCCTCGACGCGATCCCATACCAGTGGATCTACCGGAACCCGCGCGGCCACTTCTACTTCCCGCAGGGATATCCCGGTGCGGTACGGATCGTCGGCAGGTTCGGGTGGGCGGCCCCGCCCGCCGAGGTCACCGACGCCACCACCATCCTCGCGTCCAGGCTTCTCCGGCGGAAGCGTGAAGCCCCGTTCGGCGTCGTCACTGTCGGTATCGACGTTGGGGCGGTCGCCCGGATCGCATCCGTCGACCCCGACGTCCGCACCCTCCTCCAGCCATACATGGACGCCCCGTTCGCCTAGATGCCGGCCATGTCCGCCATCCGCGCCGGGTTGAAGGCGAACCTGGACGCGATCGACGGCTACCAATGGTCCCCATACAAGCTCGCGAACGCGACGCCGCCGTGCGGGTTCCTCTGGATCGGCCCGATGGCCTACGACCTCGCCATGTCGAACCGTGCGATGGGAGCAGACAGCGACGACCTGACGATGATGCTGACCGTCTACGTCGCCCTCACCACCGACATCGGGGCGGCGAAGAAGCTCGAGCCGCTCATGGACACCTCGGGGGCGAGCTCGGTCAAGCAGGCGGTCGAGGCCGACCGGACGCTCGGCGGCGTCGTGGACGACCTGCGCGTCCTCGAGCACGCCGGCGAACAGACCTACGTGGTCGATGGGAAGGGCACGGCGCTCGGGACCGATTTCACCATCCGGGTGCTGACCTAGATGGCAACCGTCCGCGTCGAGGGCGTCGCGAAGGTCCAGAAAGCATTCCGCGGCATCGAGAAAAGCCTCGCCACCGAATTCGGCAAGGACTTACAAAAGGCCGCCGAGCCGGTTGTCCAGGCGGCGAAGTCGAAGGAACGCTGGCAGGGCGCTTCGATCGCGACGATCCGGTCCCGCCGCCGCGGCATAAACGTCTACGTCGAACAGTCCGCCCACAAAGTCACCGGCAAGCGGGCCGACTACGGGGAGCTCCAGATGCGCCAAGCCCTGGTGCCGGCGCTCGACGAGAACGAAAGCAAAGTCTTCGACGAGGTGGACCGCGTCCTCGACGAGTACGCGAACAAGGAAGGATTCTGATGGCGAAGCTGGTGATCCGTGACACCCACCCGAACCTCGATGGGGAATACGAGTACGACCTCAGCGACGGCTTCAACGGGGACGAGTGGTACCTGATGAAAAAGCACGTCGGCGTCGTAACTGCCGACGTACTCCCAGGAGCGCCGCTCGACATGAACGTCCTGAACGGCTTCGGCCTTGTCTTTTTGCATCGCGCAGGCAAAGACCATCTGTTCCCCGCATTCATGGCGGCCAAGGACGCGCAAAAGGTCTGGGACATGGAAGACGAGGCAACGGAGGATGAGACGGTCCCTACGATGAGCGGCTCCGCCGACAGCGGAACGCCGCCCGAGCAGAGCGAGCCTTCTGGGCCGAGTACAAACGGCGGTTCGGACGCCACCCTGGAGATCGTCCCGCTAGCTACTGGTTCCCAGCCCTCGGCCACTTTTGCCACCTCCGGCCTGGAGACCTCGGCGACATGACCCCACACCAGCTGTCGGCCTGCTGGGACTTCATCGACGCCTCGACGAGGAAGCGGTGATCTAGCCATCGCGCAGACGCTAAGAGTCGCCGTCATCGGTGACACCAAGGGGTACACCGCAGCTCTCGAGACTGCCGCCGGCGCTACCCAGAAGTTCGGCACCAGCGCGACCAGGATGGGCCGGACACTGTCCCGCGACGTGACGCTCCCGATCGTCGGTGTCGGCATCGCCTCGGTGAAGATGGCGAACGACTTCAGCCAGTCGCTCACCCGGATGATTGGTCTCGCCGGTGTCTCCCAGAAACAGGTGAACTCCTGGAGCACCGACCTGATGAAACTCGGCCCGCAAGTAGCCAAGTCGCCGCGGGAGCTCGCCGACGCCCTCTACGAGATCGCCTCGTCCGGTATCTCGACCGGCAAAGCAATGGACGTGCTGACTGTGTCCGCGAAGGCGTCGACCGCCGGTCTAGGCGAGACACGAACCGTCGCCGATGCTGTCACCTCGGTTATGAACGCTTACGGGGAGAACAACATCTCCGCCGCTCACGCGACCGACGTCCTGATCGCGACCGTCCGCGAGGGCAAGGGGGAAGCGGACGCGTTCGCGCCGGTGATCGGGAACGTCGCGGCGATCGCCGCCCAGATGGGTGTCAAGTTCAACGACGTCGGCGCGGCGCTCGCCGGCATGACCCGGCTCGGCACCAACGCCCGAACGTCGGCCGTGCAACTGACATCAGTGTTTTCCACGCTTCTCATGGGATCGAAGAAGACAGAGGACGGTCTGAAGAAGGTCGGTCTTTCGACGGCAGGGCTCCGCCAGGAACTCAAAGACAAGGGGCTGCTCCCAACTCTGCAAACCCTCAAAGAGGCGTTCCACGGGAACACCGCCGAGATGGCGAAGGCGTTCCCGAACATTCGAGCCCTACGCGGGGTTCTCGCGCTGACCGGCAAGAGCGCCGACGCGACCGCGCAGATCTTCAAACGGATGGGGGACACGACCGGGGCGCTCGCCACGGCGTTCGACGCCGCCCGGAAAAAGAGCGGGTTCAAGTTCGACCAGCTGAAGGCGTCCGCTGAGGTGGCCGGGATCTCGCTCGGGATGACGCTCACACCGGCGCTCAACCTTGTCGTCGGCTGGCTGTCCAAGGTCGCGACCGCCTACCAGAACCTCGATCCGCATACCAAGAACTTCATCACGATGGGGTTGGCGGTCGCCGCCGCCCTCGGCCCGGTGCTGATCATCGTCGGCCATCTCGCCGGCGCGATCGGGGCGCTCGCCCCGATCGTCGCGGCGGTGCTCTCCCCGATAGGTCTACTCGTCGCCGCTGTCGCCCTTGTCGTCGGCTCGATCGCCGCAGCCGTGCTCGCCCCGAAGCAGTTTGCTGCGGCGCTCGAGAGGGTCGGCGTCAGCGCCGAGCACGCCAAGCAGATCGTCTCGACGCTTCAGGGCGTGTTTGCGACGCTCAAAACGATGTTCGAGAACGCCACGGCCGGGCTCTCGGACATCTGGGCGACGTGGGGCGGCACGATCAAGGCGGTCGCCGGGGTCGCGTTCGACTACATCATCGGGACGATCCGAAACGCCTTCCAGGTCATCCACGGCATCTTCCAGGTGATCCACGGCCTCCTGACCGGCGACTGGTCTGAGTTATGGAAGGGGCTCCAGAACATCTTTAGCGGAGTCGTGTCTCAGATTCTGAACGCGCTGAAGACATGGGCGTCCGCCGTCCAGATCCTTTTCGGCGTTCTCTGGAAGGGCGTTCAGGCGGTCACGGCCGCAGCGTGGAACGGCATCAAGTCGCTGCTGTCGAGCATCTGGAACAGCCTGGCGGGATTGGCGAAGTCTGCGTTCAGCACGGTCGTGTCTGCGATCTCGGGCGCTGTCGGACGTGCTGCGGCGGCTGCGAAGGCGGTCGGCGTCGGGATCGTCAACGGAATCAAATCTGGGCTCGCAGCGATCGTCGCCGTGGTGAAGGGCGGACTCGACAAGATCTGGGGAGTCATCAGCAGCGTCGCTAGCAGCGCCTTCAACGCCGCCATGGCAATCGGCAGTCAGATCATGCACGGGATCGCGGCGGGAATCGAGAGTGCTGTCGGAGCAGCGATCGGCGCGATCGAACACGCTGGCGGTGCGATCCTCGGAGCGGCCAAAGGCGTCCTACATATTGGGTCGCCGTCGAAGCTGATGGCGGACGAGGTCGGGAAGCCGATCATGGAGGGGATCGCCGCCGGAATCATTGCTTCCGAGGGGTTGGCGACTGGGGCGACAGCCCGAGTGCTTCAAAAGATCAAGGCGACGTTCCAGGCAGCACAGATCGTTAACGACATGAAGGCGGCCGGCGAGGTGATCGGGACGGGGTTCGCGAACAGCATCATCGGCGGACTCATTCAGCGGCAGCCGTCGCTCGTCCAGCAGGCGAACGGGCTGAAAGCCGCGATTGTCGCGTCGGGCCCGGCGATCCAGGAGGCGGGGAAAGTGCTTGGCCTGTCGACGGCGCAGGCGATCGCCGCCGGCGTGTTGGGCTACCAGGAGCCGATGAAGGCACAGATCAAGAAGGCGCTCGTGGATGCGACCACAGCCGCTATCGCTGCGTCCAAGCAGGCTGTTGTTGACGCCAAGGCGGCGTTCTCGACTGCGTTCGGTGATCTCGCCAACGCGGCCCTCGCAGCGTTCGACAAGAAGATGGCGGACTGGAAGCCGCCGTCGGGGACGCTCCTCGACGCGTACAAGCTCCAGGACCAGATCACGCAGATGACCGCAGGCCTTGGCCCGGCGGTGACGACCGCGCAGTCAAGGTTGGCGGCGGCGTTCTCGAGCGGGAACAAGCAGGCGATCGACCAGGCGCAGAACGACCTGGACGCGGCGCTGACGAACTCGTTCAACGCGATCGACTTCAACACGACGAACATGCTGAACGCCGCCCAGGCGACGCTCGCGCAGGCGCAGGCAGAAGGCGACCCGGACAAGGTCGCGGCAGCCCAGGCCGCCTACGACCAGGCGCTAACCGACCGGACGGCGGCGCTCAACCAGAACCAGATCGACCAGCGGGCGCTCATCGAGCAGAACCTCCAGTACCGGGCTGATGCGGAGCAGCGCACCCACGACGCGATCGCCGCCAAACAACGCGAGGGGTTGGCTCAGCAGCTGTACGAGCTCCAGCAGTGGCTTCTGAAACATCCGGCTGAGTGGGCCAAGATGGGCGCGAAGGTTCAGGCTGTTCTGACCAAGTACAACGTGACGCTTCAGGCGGCAGGGCATGCGTGGGCGGACAAGTTCGCATCCGGGGTCACCGCCGGCATCCCGGCCGCCGTCAAAGCCGCGCACGCTCTCGCAGCCGCCGTCGCCGCTGTTCTGCCGTCGAAAAACTCGCCGCTCAGCCCGGCCAAGACAGGCCCGCTCGCGTTCCACCCCTACGAGATGGGGAAAGAATGGGCCAGCAACCTCGGCCTGGGGCTAGCCGCCGGCGGGCTCACCACAACGATGGGGACGATGGCGTCCATGCCGTCCGGTCCGGCCGCCGCTGGTGCTGCCATGCCTGGGGGTGGTCTCGTCGTCAACGTCTACAACGCCGGGTCGGTCGTCACCGAGAACGAGCTCGTCGAGTCCGTCTACCGCGGCCTGGTTCGCAAGTCCGCTCGCAACGCCGGCAACCTGGGGCTCACCTGATGTCGATCGGTAACTACCTCGAGACCAAGGTGCTCGATGCTGTGTTTCGGAACGTCAGCCTCGCCGTCGCCGCGAACTATGTGAAGCTCCACATCGGCGACCCCGGCGAGAACGGCACCGCGAACGCCGCAGGGAACACCAGCCGGCAGGCGGCGACGTGGGCGGCCGCGTCGGGCGGCACCATCGCGACGAACGCGACGATCACCTGGACGTCCGTCTCGACCGGCGAGACGTACACGCACATCTCCATCTGGGACGCCGCTACCGCCGGCAACCACCTCTGGAACGGCCCCCTCACCGCCCCCTACATCGTCAACGCCGGCGACAACTTCAGCCTCACCAGCGGCACCGTCATCTGCTCGCTCGACTAGATGGCTGTCACCGAGATCCAAGCGATCAACGCCCAGGCCACCAGCACACATCCGACAGCGACTCTGCCCGCGACACCGGCCGCCGGGAACCTGCTCGTCGTGATCACCCACGTCAAGATCGGTGGTGCCGACACGATCACGATGCCCGCCGGTTGGACGTTAGCGCAGGAGAAAACGGGCGGCACCTATTTCAAACAGTCCGTGTTCTACAAGACCGCCGGCGCGTCAGAGTCGGCGACCGTGACGGCGACGATTACTGCGTCGCGGCAATGGATGATCGACGTCGTCGAGGCGCACTCGTCGGTTAGCGGCGGCTGGCAGCTCGACAAGACGGCGAACAACACCGGGACGAGCGCGTCCCCGTCGACGGGAACAACCGCAGCAACGACAGCGGCGGAGGAATACCTGGTGGCGGCGGTCTGCATCGCCAGCGCTGTGACGTTCAGCGCACCCACCAACTCGTTCGCGATCAAACAGCAGCAAGCCCAACCCGCGTACGGCCTCTCCGCCACCCTGCTAACCCGGATCGTTGCTGCCACCTCGACGTTCTCGACCGGGGCCACCAGCAGCACCTCCGCCCTGTACGCCGCCACCATCCAGACGTTCAAGGTGGCGGGGACGACAGTCACCGGCGGCGCGTCACTCTCCGGCGTCGGCAGGCTCACCGCCCGCGGCACCTACGCCACCCCGACGCTCTCGATCCTCGCCGCGTTCGGATACACCTCCACCGACCCCGAGCCCGTTTGGACGGACATCTCGAGTTACGGGCAGGCGTTCACGTGGCAGCGGGGCCGGCAGAACGAGCTCAACCAGATCCAGGCGGGCACCGCCAGCCTCGTCGTCCACGACCCCCACTCGTACTTCGACCCGGACAACACCGCGTCGCCGTTCTACCCAAACATCAAACCGGGTCTCCCGATCCAGGCGATCCTGTTCGTCGGCTCCTCCATGTACCCGCTGTTCTACGGGTTCGCGGAACGCCTCCCCCGCACCGACCGCGTCACCAGCGTCTACACCCGCCGACAAATCGACCTCACCGACGGGCTCGCCCTCCTCGCCTACGCCGGCCTCGGCGACGACAGCTACCCCGTCCAAACCTCCGACCAGCGAGTCGCCGCCGTCCTCGACAACATCGGCTGGCCGACAACCAGGCGGATGATCGGCACCGGCTCCGAAACGCTACAGGACGTCGCGTTCCCCGCCGAGGACACCACCACCGCCCTCACCCACCTCCAGGCATTGGACGCTTCGGAGGACGGGCTGCTGTACGTGGACGCGGCGAACAACGTCGTGTTCGTCGGCCGCGCCGCCCTCGCCTCCCCCCCGTACACCGTGTCATCCGCCACCTTCAAGGACACCCCCTAGATGGCAGGCATCGACAGCAACACCGTCCTGATGCTCCACTGCGACGGGACGAACGGCTCCACAACGTTCACCGACTCGTCCCAGTACACGCACACCGTCACCGCGAACGGCAACGCGCAGGTCAGCACATCCAATGTCAAGTTCGGCACCGGCAGCGGCGTCTTCGACGGCACCGGCGACTACCTCGCCCTCGACGGCTCGAGCGACTTCGCGTTCGGCTCCGGCGACTACACCGTCGACTTCTGGGTCCGGGTCGCTTCGCTCCCACAGTACGCCCACCTGTACGACGCCCGCCCCACCTCCACCCTGGGCGCATACCTCGTCATCTACGTCGACGTGGCGACCGGCCACCTCCAATGCACGAACGGCACCACAGACATCGGCGGCACAACGAACCTCAACTCCGCCACCTACGCCCACATCGCGGTCACACGGTCGGGGACGACCAGGCGGGTGTTCGTCAACGGCACCATCGAGGCCACCGACTCGTCCGACAGCGTCACCCTGCTCAACCCGACAGGCAGGCCGTGGTTCGGAGGAAAGAGCTACGGCGGCGACGGCGGAGTTCAGTCCCTGCTCGGCAACTTCGAGGAGATCCGCGTCTCCAAGGGGATCGCCCGGTGGACGAGCAACTTCACCCCGCCGGCCGCCGCCTACACCCTCGACGCGCCAACCAACAGCGTTGCCCCCGTCGCATCAGGCACCCCCACAGTCGGCCAAACGCTCTCGGTCACGAACGGCACCTGGACGAACAGCCCGAGTTCCTACACCTACCAGTGGCAGCGAGACAACACCGGCGGCGGCGTCTACTCCAACATCGCCGCCGCGACCGCGTCCACCTACCTCCTCGTCAGCGGCGACACCAGCTGCAACGTCCGGTGCGTCGTCACCGCAACCAACGCCGGCGGATCCACCGCCGCCAACTCGAACGCGCTCGGCCCCGTCGCGGCCGGAGCAGGCCCGCCCGCCTACCCGTACATCAACCTAGTTCCGAGCTTCGATCTTGACAACGTCTTCAACCGGTGGACGGTCACCCGCGACCAGGGCAGCCCCCAAACCGCCGAAGACACCACCAGCCAGCAGAAGTACTTCCTCCGGGCGAAACAAACACAGACGCTCGTCTCCGACGACACCGCCGCCCTCGCCCAAGCCGCCCGGAAGATCGCCAAGTACAAAGACCCGCTGAACCGGGTCGAGTCGATGACGATCATGCCGCTCCAGTCGCTGACGAACACCGCCCAGATCGACGCCGGACTAGGCCGCCAGCTCGGCGACCGGATCACCATCCAAGAAACCCCACCGGGGTTCGCCGGCGTCCAGTCAAAGGAATACGTGATCCAGAACATCAGCGGCCAGATCCATGCGGGCCCGATGCTTTCGATGACGCTGACGTTCGGCGTCTGGCCCGCCTAACACCGAAAGAAGGCATCCGAAAACCATGAACCCGATACGGGTACGTCTCGCTGCGCCAGCGAATGGCTGAGAAGGAATACACCGTCCCGCTCGGTCTGACCACACCGAACATGCGCGGCAACAATGTCCGCGACGCCCAGTGGCTCCTCTCCGGCCACAACCGGTTCAAGGGGCTCGCCCCGTACAAGGACGGGGCGATCGACTCGATCTACGGGAGCCTCACCGCGCAGGCCACACGCCGGGCGAAGTACTGGCTCGGCTACCCGGACAAGGCGCTCGACAACATCTTCGGGCAGACGCTCTACGAGTACCTGCGCAAGAACGACTGGCGGCCGCTCCCGGACGCGTACCGCGACCGCCGCGACGAGCGGCTCAAGGCGGACGCGACGAACCCCGGCGCGAAGGCGTTCGCCCTCGCCGAGAAAGAGATCGGATACCGCGAGGAACCCCAGCACGGCATCAACGACAACAAGTTCGGCCGCGAGTACGGCTTCAACCGTGTGCCGTGGTGCGCGATCTTCGAGTCGATCATGTTCAAGCACGCCGGCTACCCAAAGTTCAAATACGCCGCCGTCGCCCAGATCTACTGGGACGCGATGGCGAACCGGAACGGCCTCTACATCGTCCGCACTCCGAGGCTCGGAGACGTTGTCGGCTACCGCCTCCACGGCGACGAGTTCGCCCACACCGCGTTCTTCAGCCGGTGGGTCGGCGACGGCACCCTCGAAGACCTGGGCGGCAACACCGGCCCCGCAGACATCTCGAACGGCGGCATGGTCATGAAGCAAAACCGGAACACGGCGATCGTCCATTTCTACGCCCGCGTCCTCTAAACCGAAAGGAGCACCACAACATGACCGTTCAGATCGACGTCACCCGCAAAGCAGTAGGCATCACCTGGGACACGGAGCTCGTCGACGGCGACACCGCCGACCTCCGCTGCGTCAACCCGAACAACGAAGACGTCTCCACCCGGAACGCGATCACCAACGACGGCGCAGCCGTCGTCACGTTCCCCGCCGACTACACAGGGGAGTGCAACGTGACCGTGACCGGCTCGGACGGCGGCGAGGACACCGGCAAGATCAGCGTCTAATGGCCGGCGGGTGCTACTAAATGCCGCTCTCCGGCAGATGCCTGATGCCCCGCGAGATCGCCGAGCTCGGCGCGACCTACTGGGGCGGCGTCGGCCTCACCAAATGGGTCTCCACCTGCCTGGGCGAATCGAACGGGTACGTCGGCGCATTCCACGACAACCGCTCGAGCTCCGGCACCGTCACCTCACGGGACTGCGGCCTCGCACAAATCTCGATCCCCGCCCGGCTGGTCGGCACCGCCGACGAGGACAACCTCCGCACCGACAGCCTCGACCCGCTCACCTGGAAGCCCGTCGCCCAGGGGAACGCCGCCGAAGCGCACGAGTTGTACAACCAGCCGTGGGTCCGGAACGGCAAGCGGGGGATCCGGGAGTGGCAGCCGTGGGTGGCGTACACGACCGGGTGGGCGACGTTCCCCGAATGGTGGGTGTGGTCGCCATCACATGAGGAGTGGCTGCCGACCGGCCGGTATGTGCAGCGGGCGATTCCGGGGGTGGCGAACTACCACCTCGTGACCGCGAAGGACCGCGACCGCGGCCAGGCGTTGCACTTCGCGAAGCAGCATCAGCACACGTTCAAGATCGCCGGTCAGCTCGGGATCGTGGAGGGGATCGTCGCGTGGACGAGCGTCCCGCATAAGCCGACGGTGCCACCTCCGGGCGGGTTCGGGAAACGGCCGGTCCCCAACGACGGCCACTAACACGAGGGAGGCGAAAAGCGAATGGGCATGTTCAAAGGGAAGATGCCGGACATCACCGCCGCGCAGGTGATCGCGGCGCTGACGTGGGTCGCGGCGCAAGCGGTCGCGGCCGGCTGGGTGAACAACGACCAGGCTCAACACTGGCTGCAGGTCGGGTCGACGATCGTCGCTTCCGTGTGGCTCCTCGGCGACGTGCTTCTCCGCGGCGCACGCAACATCCGTGTCGCTTCCGAGGCGAAAGCAGGCATCACCCCCACCCCTGACATGCCCGCGCCGAAGGTAGGCATCTCCACTAGGGAGCGGTGACGTCACACCGCAAAGTCATCATCGGCAACACCGCCATAGGGGCGATCTCGACCGGCGTCGCGACACTGGTCGTATGGGTGTTGAAGTCGCTCGGCGTCGGCCCGCTCGATCCGGGTCAGTGGGCGGCGATAGCCGGCGCGATCGCCGCCACCACAGTGTTCGTGCTCAAGTACGGCATCACCGGGCTGATGCAGGTCGTGTGGGTCGGCACCGACGAAGAGAACGGAACACCGCCGCCCACCGACTGAGTGCGCAACCCTGCGAAACGCAGGAGCGCGTAAACCACTTGGCCTAGTAGGCGATCGTCGTGTCGACGAGAGCGTGAGAGAACACGCCGCCGAGCGCGTACACGGTCTTCTCGAGCATGTACGGGTTTACCTTCCGCCAGTCGATCCGGACCCGCATCAGCCCCGACTTCGTCAGCGGCTTCAACCCGGAGATGTAGCCGCCGCACCGGATCAGGTACGGGTTCACCGGCGCGCAAGCATGGAACAGGCGAACCCCGTCGTAGGCGCGAGCGGACACGGTCAGTCGTTTCGCGGCGGCCGACGGGTTCGAGAACGGCTGGGCCGCCGGCCTCGCCTGGGCGGCTCCGGCGAGAGCCAGGGCGAGTACCGCGGCGATGGTGGCAGTTGTTTTCATGGTTGGGAGGCTAGCCGCGGGAGGCGCAACCGGCCATAGCGCGACCTGGCTATCCGTCCGATCGGTTTGAGAGGGTGCTCACCCCGCGCGGGGGGCGACGGCAGCGAATGAATACCCATAGCTCCTCTATCGAGCTCACACCTCTTGAGCGTCTGGAGGCGACAGTCGAGCGGCTAGCTGCGCAATGGCTGCCTCCAGAGACGCAAACCCCCGCTCTACTATCTCCGCTCGAGGAAGCTGCGCGACGCGGGCTTCGAGTGCTTCCAGGCGGCCGGTCAACGCCTCGATCGTCTCAGCGGTCTCTTTGGCCGAGTCAGATTCACCATGAAGGAACCACTCCACCGGCTTCGCCAACAGGCGGCTGATCTCACGCATGTGCTTGTACGGGATCGTCACGCCGGCTTCGTAGTCTTGTAGCGACCGCTTCGAGAACGACGCCATCTCGGCGAGCGCCTCCTGGGTCAGGCCGGCCTCGTTCCGCGCGACGGCGATCCGGCCTCCGACTTCCTTCGCCTCGAACTGCATCGCGAGTAGGAAAGTACGGAAAGTGCGAGGAGTTGTCGCCGCAGGTTCACGCGCCGAGGAGAATCTGTGCTTGACCTTCGTCATACCTGCGTGTTAGTATCGCCACAGATCTTCTGCGTGTCAACTGCGTCCCACGATATGAGTGCTCTTGCCGGACGGATCCGCAAGGCACGCGACGCAGCCGTACTCACCCAGGTCGAGCTCGCCGAGCGTCTCGGAGTCTCACAGAGGACGCTCCAGGGGTGGGAGGCCGGCATGTCGTTCCCGCAGCCGCGCCACCGACGTTTGCTGCTCGCGTTCATCGCCGAGCACGAAGAGGTCGCCGCGTGACCACGGCGCTTGCGATCCGCGACGAGCAGCCGCTTGAGCCGCTCTCGACCGCGAAGGCAGTGATTGCGCGAGCGGTTGCCGATGGTGACGCGGCGGTGTTGAAGGAGTTGCGGGGCCGGGCGTCGGCGGTTGAGCTGTATCAGCGGCGCAGCGGCGCTCGTGATGTGGCGAACGACGCGGGCGAGATCAAGGTGCGCGCCGAGCGCGCCCTCGGCCAGCTCGACGCTAAGGCCGTTCCGGGGAAGACGAATCACAAGCATCTTCGGTCACCCGAAGATGCTCCTCTTGCCGAACTCCACCCTGAGAGTCGCGCGACGTGGCGAAGGCTGGGCGGGCTCTCCGATCGGAAGTTCGACAGGCTAGTGGACCAGGCGCGCAGCGACGAAGACGCCGCCGTCTCGACCGCCCACCTGATCCGTCTGCACAAGTGGGCGGGGCGGAAGCAGCGCTACGACAAGCTCGCCGTCGAACGCGCACAGGCCGAGGCCGCAGCCCGCACCTCCGGTCTCCGCTCCGAGGTCATCCACGCCGACCTGCGCCAATGGCGACCCACAGGCATCGACGCGATCGTGACCGACCCCCCCTACATCACGGATAACGCCGTCGAGCTGCACTCCGCCCTCGCCGACTTCGCGGTCGACGTGCTCCCCGACGGCGGCCCGCTCGTAGTCATGACCTGGCAGGCGATCCTCCCCGACGTTCTCGCCGCCATGGCCCGCCCCCAGCTCATCTACCGGTGGACGATCGCCTGGACCTACGAGACGAACGAGCGTACCCCCGACCGGGCGCGCCGCGTCTTCGACGGGTGGAAGCCGATCCTCGTCTTCCACAAGACCTGCGTGCCCGCCGACGCCACCTACATCTACGACCTGATCCGTTCCGAGAACCTCGACAAGGGCTCACACGAGTGGGGCCAGTCCATCGACGGGTTCCGCCGGCTCGTCAAGGCCGCATCGGAGCCCGGGCAGACGGTCTGCGACCCGTTCGTCGGTGGCGGCACCACCGCGATCGCCGCGCTCGCCGAGGCTCGCAACTTCGTCGGCTGCGACATCGCCGCGGAAGCGATCACAACGACTCGCGAAAGGCTCGCAGCCTGATGTCCCAGCACTGGCGCAGCAACCCGGAAGACGAAACCGGGATGGGTCGATTCCTTCGGCACAGATGGCCCCCCGGGTCACTGCACGTCCTCGACATCGACCGGATCATCTGCTCGACCGATTACAAGCAAGGAATCCTCATCGAGGAGAAGCACGTTGCCGCCAGCGAAAAGAGTTGCACGCTCACCAAGACGCTGGCGCATTGGGCCTACTACCACTCCGCGCTCTTTGAGTACCAGACGCATGATGGGACCCCGAAGGGCCGCGTCTCGTCGATCATCGCGACGATCTGGGACGCCAACGGCCGCTTGCTGCATCCACGCGGCGAACTCGACATCGAATGGTTCGACGGCTGGGTAGGTAGAACCTTCGGGCGGTTGGCCGCGTGACGAAGCGCGAGCGCGTCGAACGCGCGATGGCCCTGTATCCGGCCAGCTGGTTGCGCGTCCGCGCCGTCTGCCGATTCGCCTCCTACGGCTTTGACCTAGACGACCACTGCGCCCGGATCGTGCTGGCGGCGAAGGAGATGCGGAACCGATGAACCCGGTGAGCTTCTGGGCGTTCGTCGTCGCCGCCGTCGCCGCCGTCCTCATCGTCATCCTCCGCGTCTTCTCCGACGACGCGCCCCGCCGGCGGTGGTGGCGCAGATGACCCAGCCGAACTACTGGTTCCGCCGCACGTTCAAGCCGGTCGGGGCGGTGGACGCAGCGGGCTCCAAAGGGGAGACCCCCCCATCCTCTGGGCGGGAGCCCGCTGCGCCGACCGAACCCACCGACGACTGGACGGACGGCTACCAGGCAGGACTCGACGGCC